ATATAATATGCCGAACCATTTATAAGAATACGCAACCCATCTGTAGATGCAGTAGAATCTTGATTAGTATCAAGCATATTCGTAGTGCCTGAACCAGATGGAGCATACGGTATGGAAAATGCATTCTGAACTTTAGCCTTAGCAGTTGTATCCCCATCAATAACAAATCTGTGAATTGAATGTTCTGTAACCCCAGTTATATCTGTAGTACTGGAATTATCGCCCCAAAAATACAGTTCAGACATTCCGCCAGAATATGTACCGCCAGATAAAGTTACATCGTTAGGAAACATTAATGTACTTCTCACACCAACACCCAACCCAGTAATAGAACCAGCAGTACCTAAATCTAAACTAATGTGTCCGCCGTGTGCTGTACCAGTAGCTACGCTAAGAACAGTATATGCTCTTAAAGATTCACCACCACCACCACCTGTTAAATTTAACCGCACATACACACCACGGTTATCACCACTTGATGCACCATTATCAAAATACATCGACACAAATTTCATGTCGGCAACATCAGCGGTAATGTTCGCAGCATTAGTACCAGCCTGTATTACACCACCAGTAGTAAGTCCAGTATCAACACCAGTTAATATAAGACCCCTATTTATAGTAATATTGTCTGTTGCATCAGATAACCCAGGTAACGCAGAAATAGTACCAACATTCAATGTTGTTACATTTAAATTCTCAAATCTTGCCATTTTAAAACCCTTTCAAAATAAATCTCGCTTGTTAGAATAAAATTACGACTAACCTCTGGAATGCAACGAGTACGCACCCTTTAGTCGGTATCTTCTGTGTAAATGTGATTTTTACAATAGAATACCCGACCAGCTATTCTATTGTACTTTATATATCAAAAATATATCAAAATATTCATTTATTTAATTTCTTACCATTTTCAATTTTAATAAGCTCTGATTCGGCATTTCCAAAGGCATTCATAACATGTGTTAATATTTGCACTCTGCCCGCTGCGAAATTACGCTCAATTATGTCAGGCTCAAATATTGCTACTTTTATTTCATTATCATATAAAGCTTTAATCCATGATTCTAAAATTTCAAACATTCCAAATTGTGTACCGCCCTTGAGATTGGTTATTGCACGCAAAACTTCCTCATTAGGTTTTAGCACTTTTTTCCCCCTCCCGTGATGGCTGTGGTAATATTTTTGCACCTTTAGATAAGTTATCAAAAGCCCAAAGTGGTTGTAAGTTGGATAATGCCCAACATTTTTTAAATTGCTCATCCTCATAAGATGTGAAATTAAAGGAACTTATGGGTCGAAAATGGTCAATGTGCCAACCACAAAGCCCACGATTTTCCCATGTCATACCATCTTGAAATTTAGATTCTAAATGATTCATTAGGTCTTGCAAAGTATAACCAACCAAAGTTTCCCAGTGTATCCTATTTTTATTGCCTTTTAAAGAACGCAATATATCCCCAGATATTAAATGTGATAATGCAACTTCTGGATTATTATGCCTACGATTATACTCAGCCTCATTTTTTCTATCCCTATTGTTAATACGCCAATTTTTACTCCATTCTTTGTATTTATCTAAATTTTCCCTATAATGTTTTTTGAGATATATTTTGTGTTTTTCACGTATCTTTTCTTTATTTTTTTCATAGTATTTCTTTATTTTGTCTTTATTTTTTTTATGATATTCCCTTTTTGCAATAAGTATTTTATCTTTATTTTTTTTATAGTATTTTTTTGCACTCTCAAATACTTTTTCTTTATTATTACTATAATATTGCCTTGATTTAGCTTTAATTATATCTGCATTGCATATATAATATTCTTTTGCCAACTCTCTTGCTTTTTCTCTATTTTGTTTATAATATTCCTCATAATATTTTTTTAATTTTTCTTTATTCCCCTCTACCCATATTTTTTCACAATCTTTACAAGTATAAGACAATCCATCTTTGGGACAATTACCTTTATAAAAACAGCTAATATCCTTTTTAATACCACACCTAGTACATACTTTAATCATAATACTATTTAAACCTTTGGTTTATTTAAAAAAGTATTTACTTCCACACCACCTGCCTTCGCACCATCAGGCATTAATGTACTAGGGCGTTCTGGAGTCCCCTTGTTCATAACCCCTCCTTGCTCCTGAGAACCAAGAACCTGCATCAACATTTGTACTAATTGGTCTGAATTTGCCTGTCCTTCTTGTATAGCTATCAGCATTTGCTGGATTTGTTGTATTAATTGTTTTTGCGTATCTAATGCCTCAAGTTCTTGCTCAGACATGACTATATCCCCAGCAGGCATATCTAACGACCTAGCGCTTTCTCTCAAGAGGTTCGCAATACCCCTCATCCCAACAACCTGCAATAATACTGGATTTCCAGCAACAGCAGATAGAAATTCATTGCGGCGAATTACTGTTTGTTCTTTTGCGACGACAGACATAACACCTTTTGCTATAACCCTAAGGTCTCCCTTTATGGACTCGTCTGTAGAATATTCCATATTGAAATTGAATAATTCCTGAACAGATGGTCTAACAACTTGTGCATCAATATTTGAAAGCACAAACTTTATATTTTTATAAGCTGAACTCATTAACATACTCAACCCGGTCGCAGTCTTGCCTCCTCCCCCAACATCAGCCCCACCGTATGTATATGCCGGGATTCCAGTAACTTCATCCCCACGCTTTGCGAATGAATCATAGACTGTCAATAACTCGGCTGCATTTGAATTTGGTTGGAAAAATTCAATTGCTTTTGTATTCCTTGTTTGACCAGTCTCTGAATCAAAATACCAGAGTTTCCATGGATACATCTCTTTATAATTCTGGTCCATATTTAATTGATTCATATCAATACCCACCTGTGGGCCACTTGAAATAGCCTCATTATTTATTAAATCTCTTGCGGTTGCATTGCATATGTCCTGTATGTCTTTCATTACTTCTGGTACACCTTTACCCCAGAACATGCCCGGCGTTCTTTCAAATGACGTTTTATAATATGGTTTTTTACCAGTTGGATTCTGATTTATAACGGCTTTTATGATGTAATTACCAATTTTCCATGCATTAATATGGTATTCTTTATCGGGGTCTTTTATTAAATCATCTGTCATACCCCATTCTAAAAGCATTTTACCTTGCACATCACCCCAAAATTCAAGTGCATCTATGGTATTATCGGGTGAAGATTGTAAATCAGATTGTTCGGTATCGCTCGCTTCCTCATTTAAATTGACTGTCCAAATCCAATCATGTAATCCACCCTCGCCATATTCTTTTAATACAAGCCGTATAGATTCTTCATCATATCCAGGCACATTTAAAAGCTCATTAAGCATCTGTCGGGTCATTCTATGATGTTCTATAAGATAACCATCATTTATTGTAGTCGATGACGGTGACGGATATATATCAAACGGGTCGACTCTATCATACTCAACAACAATCTTATTTTCCGTTACGGCACTCCACGAACCATCCTGCTCATCCTGTTTCCATGATAATGCAGGTTTTCGCCTAACAATCGGTCCTTTGAGAAATCCAGCTTTATAGGTAGCAATATCCGATAACACTTCCAAAAGAGTACCGCGCCAATCCGCTTCCTCTAACTGGTCACTTATTTTTAGTTTCATACGTTCAGCAGCATATTTCGCCTGCGCTTCAAGTTCACCCTGCGTTTTTTCCATTAAATAATCATATAATTCTTTCGGGTCATCTATACCATTCATTACAAGTGAATTAGACACTTCTTTTGAATATACTAATTCTTGTATATACGTCTGTAAATGTGGAGGTAAATCAGGCATTGGTGTTGGTTCTATATCCCATATTTCACTACCAACTGGTGATAACGCATCATGTATCCACGCCTCAAGTGCCCTGCATTTCACTGCCGTAAGATTCATAAAAATAGCCGAACCACTAAATGCTTGTATTTCTTTTAGTTTTTCAGGACTATATTCACCACGCCGTTGAAGTTTAGCTTCATATAATTCCTTCTGAATCTCGCTTTTAGCAGACCGTGCGGCAGACCAGCATTTGTCTATATAAGATGCCAGATGAACAAATTCTGGTTTGGATTGAGTAATACGTGCGTTTTGCTCAATAATTTTGTCGAGTTTTTCTTTAACAACTCCACGGTCGAACTTATCTCTCATCTCGTTTTTATTTTCAGCACCAACTGGATTGGCCGTATTCACATTATTTTCCTTTATTAATCGGTCTGTAATCCGCCGTAATTATATGACAATATATTTAATTTCATCTGTATTTCACATGCCTGTTTTGTTGATATATGCCCAGGGATATCTATATAAAAAGTTTTTGTATTACCATCACGGGAAACGTTATCGGGCGGTATATTATATTCACGCGCTAACATATATAATTTGGTTCTAAATTCTTTTTCGTTAATCATTTTACGTCCATCCAACAGCAGAAACTTCTTTTGGTGTAACCTTTATTATCCTTCTATATGATTCCTTTTTCCATGATACAGCACCCATACGAACTGCATCAGCAAAATGTGAGCAAAAATTATGGAGTGGTCTATCTTTCCACATACCTTTTTTATTATCCCATTCTTTACGATATGCTTCGAGTTTTGCTATACCATCCGCACATTTTTCCTCATCAAACCATGATACACCAAGCATTTGCCTGGTAGCCTCAATACCATCTTCAATTCTTATATTATCAGCTATTTCAAATTTAATACCAAGTCGTCTTGCAGTATATAAAATCGTATCGGCATTATTGCTAAATTCACGTTTATTTATATCGTGCGGTGCAATATGTCTGCCATATCGCCAATTACCAGCATCAGCTTTATCATGCAAAATATTTACATAATGCTGAATACCTTCACCACTATTTTCATAACAATCTATAAAATGAAGTTCTCTACCAACGGTTTGCGTAAACCATATCGCAGTACTATCACCGACACCTATATCCCAGAAAGTATCAACATTATATGCCGGCATATATGGAACTCGTGTTATACGGCATGGTATATCTTCACGCATTTTTCTAAACTGAACAGCATAATATGCACCCTCAAGCGGAACATGGAATGCTTCGTCTGCATATGACGGATGTTCTGAACGTACATCACTTCCATAATATGATGATTCAATAGCATACCATGCCTGCTGTTCTTTGTCTAAAAAAATGTTATGTTTAATAGCTAAATCGGCAAAATATTCTTTAAGCCACGGTTCTATGATAACGCTCTCTGGGCTAAGCCTATTGGTTTCTGAATCATACCACGGGAAAAAATGAAACTTAAATTGTCGCTTATTTAATGGCACTCCCCTTATTCCCATATCCTGTGATTCCTTGCATAAATCATAAAAATCACCAGAAGCACCACGTGCTGTTGATTCTATAAATAAAAGATTGCCAGGATGTACTGCTGGGAATGAACCAAGCTTTATCTCACGACTTCTTTCGGGATGCTCACAACAGACTTTAGCATATTCTGATAAATGCAAAAACCCAATTGTACTAGTCCTACCAGAAATACCAACCGAAATATCACTATTATTCGTAAACTGTAAATGCCTTGCACTATCCAATTTTGCTTTTCTAGCTTCTTTTATAGCATCCGGTAAATTATCATATGGATATTTTACTTTAGTCTTAAAAATCTTTTCGGCATTCTCAAGAACATCAGCAATAATCATCACAGATACATTATCATTAAACAATGCCGTATCAAGTGCCATTAAATCTATAAGAGTACTAAACCCCAACTGCCTTGCTTTCAAAATTATATTCCAATAATGCATGTCTTTGTAGAATTTTTCCTGTGGTTTATTCATTCTAAAAAGTACTTTGCGATTATTTTTATCTATTATGTAATATAAATTATTCAACCGCCAATATTGACTATTCAAAATTTCCTTAGACTTAAATACACTTTCAGCCGTATCTTTGGTAACTTTATTTTTCATTACAGATTTATGTCTGTACTTTTTGTATGGCGATGTTTTAGGCAATTAGTTTCAATCCTTTTTTCTTCTGCTCCAAAAGGTCTACATTAGAATTTTCCTGTGCTATCTGATTCATTAATCCTTCTATTGATAACTTGCCACCAAGGAATATATCTTGCTCATTTTTCCATCCAATAAGATTTTTCATTGAAAATATAGCAACGTTTGAAGTATATAAACCTAATAAACTATTCGTAACAAGTATATATTCCTGTATATCACGCGCCTGATTCAATGCTTCGTTAAATTCAACATGAGCTTTCGCCCACTCCCTAACCAAATCCTGCGATACACCAATATCAGCACAAAACTTAGCCAATATCGGCATTTCTCTAGGAACACGACCCGCGAATATCTTGCCCTTTTTTTCATCAAGTATATATCTCTCATCATATGGAGAAATATTAAAATAATTTATTAGTTTTTGGCAGTATCGGGGGTCGTATTCCTGATTTTTTGCATAATTAACAAATTCGCCATCCTTACTCACATAGAATGTATCGTGTTTTGTTACTAGCATAACCTCGGTGTTTATATCATAATCTACCTTGTAACCCCGCACATATAGTTTAATAGCTATAATTATAAATTACTTTTTTGTAATATAACACTTATCCGCAAATCATGCAAGTTGTTTTTTAAAATAATCTAATAAAAATATCAATATTCACTTTTTGTATATCCCAATATTATGATAAAACCACCAAACAACACTGCTTAAAAATTATTTATTCATTTAACACATTACAACACAACACATTACAAATACAGCACAATAAACAACTTGACTTGTTATGTTTTATTTTGTATTTTATTTTTTAGTGAATGAGGATTTTAATATACTGAGACTGGGGATGCAGTCTTTAAGTCTTTGATTTTAAAAGCCCGTCCGTAAGGACAGGGAACATTCACCCCATTCATGTTTCATTCAATTTCATTCCAAAACAGTTTGTCTCCTTGAAAAGCGGACGGATGGATACCAATATTCACCGTCCGCAAATTATCTATGGGGAAATTTATATGTTTCTTAGCAATAGAAAGAGAGGTGATGCCAATGACAACTATACTCCCAAATGGTAAAGAAATAGTAATTGATGATTCTGAACGTACCATCTGCGAAGTATGGACGTAGCCCAAATCGAGAGTGATGGGTTACTATTAGTTACAGACCAACAAGTGCCTTTAATATAGGCAAAATAAGTGAATTTAATGAACGCTACTATTATTCAGAAAAAGATATTAATGATGGCGAAAGAAATTATTCAACATCTATAAAAAAAATAAATAATGCCATAACATAATACAGAATATACCATTATAGCATTATATGAATTTTTCTATAAAAACAACTTGACTTACGGATAGTCAATATATTATAATATTAAGTGTAAGCTCTTCTTCAGGGTTTACAAATCTCCTGTGTGTGTTGTGATACCAGTATGTGGTTCCCCAAAACTGCATACTGGTTTTTTATGTGCTTAACAAAAATACACAATTTGCTAACAAGCTGAACTTTCCTCTTGACAAGACCTGACTATTTTATTATATTAGTAACTAATTGGGGATTCTGAAGGTAACTATGGAATTTGCATTACATAACATTAAATAAAGGAGAACCAAAATGTTAATTAGAGAAACAATGGAAAGTGTAAAAACAGATAATGCATTTGCAGAAAGTAATACTGACGGAAGAATAGCATTAATAGAAAAATATTATAATTATTTTTCCACACTACTTTATGGTAAAAATCGTTGTGACTACTCTATAAGTGATTTTGAGTTTATAGTACATATGGCACGTTTAGATAAAACATTTGCAGAAAGCGATACTGATGGAAGAATGACATTAATAGAAAAATATTTTGAATGCATTAATAACCTAAAACCCACGGAGGAGTAACTATATGGTTTGTGTGAGAGGCAACCCATAAAACCATAACGAAATGCCGAACGAACGGGGGGTAGAATAGATAAGCAACTATATGCCACACGCGTACTCGTACTTATCGCAACATTAATAACACTAACCACAAAAAACATTCAACCAGGTCAAAAATATGAGGATTATATACCAAATGAAAAAATTGCAATACCGAACATCACAATCAAGGAAAAAGTTTTACAGATAGAACCAGCAGAACCAAGACCATCATGGGTTATAATTAATACCAATACCATCGATAACGATGTTTTGCTCGAAGTAATGGATGATTGGTATGAATATGTTGAAGAATATTCGCACAGATATTACATCGAACCATCATTTATATATGCAATTATATATGCAGAAAGTGCTGGTAAGCCAAATGCAAAATCATATATGGGTGCAAGAGGTCTTATGCAATTAATGCCACTTACGGCAAACATGGTCGGTGTAAAAAATATATACGACCCAGAAGAAAACATTGCTGGCGGGTGCAAATATATCGTAAAATTAAATAACTATAGTAATATTACAAATGATGTACAATTATTATGGGCGTGGAACGCGGGGTTAAAATTATATTATATGGGTATTATGCCAAAAGAAACTAGAGAATTTATAAGTAAAGTATTAACAGTAAAAGAGGTTATAGATAATAATGGGCAACAGGGAACTTGAATTTGAGGAAAATGCTATATGTGACATTTGTGGCAAATTGGGTGCTACCGATTTTTTGGGTGATTATTTTTGTAACGAATGTTTCACTAAAGAAATGGAAAACGTAAAACCATTTGATGAAGTATTGAAGGAATTAGACTTTGACAACAACCATAGAAAAAGTAAAAGAATTTGATGATTTAGTAATTTACGAAACAAATTGTGAATGTGGCGACCATGTATTAACATTTATTCTTGAGTTTGAAAAAAATTTACCATGGCTTACTTTATATTCAAATATGGCTACACCATATCACTATAGATATTATGGGGAACCTTGGTATTCGCGTTTATTTTACAGATTTTTTAATTCTATAAAATTATTTATGGGTTATCCGATAGAATACGAAGATGAATTTTTATTTAGAGATGAACAACATATACAAGATTTCATAGATGCTCTACATGAAGGCATAAAACATATTAAAGAGAAGAATAAATAATGGGGGTGAAAGGAATTCGACAGGCAAGTATTGAAGGCATGCTATAAAGGCAGCTCTCGTCAGTACAGCGAGACCCCACCAAAGTACTGGGGATAATAAAGAACGTCTGGACACCGGTTCGATTCCGGTCACCTCCACCAAAAAAGGTGGGTTGTAGTGTAACAGACGATAAATAAAATAGCACAGACTTATCAGTTACCCAAAGGTGATATATGGGTCACCACAAGTCAGAGTAGGTGGAGAATCGGGACTCCTGCCAACCTACAAATTAACAACAAAGAGGAGTAATAAAATGAGTACATTTAAAGCTGGTGACGTAGTACAATTAAAATCGGGTGGATTGCCAATGACAGTTGAGGTAGAAAACACTAATGGAATTGTCACATGCCAATGGTTTGATAAAAATTCCATTCTTAATGAAGACTGTTTTAGAAATCAAACACTTGAATTAGTACTAGCACAAAAGGAGTAAACATCACATGAGAAAATTTGACCTCACACGCTATGATGTCAAAATAACAATCGAATCAGATGCAATCGAAAGCACAATACTTACCGATATATTGGATATATTTAAAAAGAACGGCTATGCCGAAGGCACAAGAATGGAAAACCAATTTGCAATAAGTTATGAGTTTAACAAAAAAAGATAAAAATAATAGGCATATTAGCGTTTCAATAATCCTGTTTGGTGGTATCATAGAACCACTTTGCTCTTTTAAATCTGGATAATAAGCGTAGTTTTTGTAAGTATTTTAATTTCATAATTTATAATCTTTAAATATTACTATTAAGCTAAATCTACAATTATCCTACCAATAACCTAATATGCCTATAATAAAAAAAGGGTAATCACAATTTGCAACCACCCTAGACACAATACCTTACACGCTTTGCCAAATTTACAATCCCTCTAATTCCTTTTCAAACTTATCTTCCGCTTTGGTATCAATATACATCGCCATATTCCCACACACCGAACATTCATAGGGGAACCTATGCTGAGGAACATGAAATACTATCATTTCACGACCGCATTCGGAACATTTGGCAAATGAAACGTTATAGCCCAATTTGCTAATTCCATTTTCTTCCATACGATTTATTTCGACACGCAACTTATTCTTTTCTTTTTCGCTACAATACAAATCGCTTATCAATTCCTGTATGCCCATAAAACTAACATTGAACATTAGAATATTCCTTATCCAATATAATTAAATATACTAATTGCCAATTTCATCAACATCACTATATGTTAAACCAACAATATCGCTAGCTGGCACCATGCCTAAAAACTCCTTTATGTAATATTCTTTGAGTAATCCGATACAGTCAGAAATCATCACCTGCTGCAACTCATATGACGAAAAATCATCATAATCATTCACAGTCTCAAGCGTGTCTATAACATAAGCCATCGTTCTCTGGTTATCCATCGGTTCCTCTTTCTTTTTAATAAACACTCTATGTCTCTTCAGTATAATACAATATAGTACTATACGGCAACCATTACAAGTTGATTTTTGCCTTTTTCTTTTTTAGTTTCTTATTTCCTCGTAATTCTTCAAATATAGTATTTTCCAATACCGCAACAATTTCGTGCGTAGATTCATCTATCTCGCGTTCTTGAATATATCTATGTTTCGCATATTCCTTTAACCTACCAAGCAACCCTGCCTCTGTTACTTCATGGAAAGCAGTAAGTTGAACCTCGTGAGTATTGCATAACCATTCTTGTGTTTCTCTACTAAGATTTATTGTTATTTTCCGTGCTTCAACACTTATCCAATAACTACCGGCATTATCATTATCTTCATCATGGACATATCTTACATCCCAACCCTTTAATCCATAATAATCCAACCAAAATTTACACTCTTTCACAAACAAATCCCAATGTTTTTTCGGATGCTCAATACAATCAGTATTTTCGCTCATCTGCCAACCTCCTCGTAACATTCAAAATCACATACTTCTGGCAATTCCTCTAATTTATATCCGGTTATTTCTTCAAACGCATCGTAGTCCGCATTAAATTCCAGCATATCAGACAACCAACTCAGCACATCATCACTTTGGACATCGTAATCACATTTAAAACTAACAACCACTTCCACCGTTTTCATCATTTTGTCTCCTCATAGATTGGAAATTTTTCTTTATACGCAATATTATGAAATGCATTATCATTTTTTGCTAATATACTAGAAATTTTACCGACAAATTTATCCCAATCATGCCCATGCTCTTTGTTTATTTTTCCTTTTTTGGTAACTGTTAGTTTTACCATATTAAATCCAATTTTGTTTGTTGTGTATATGGTGCTATACGCTTCTCTGCCATTTTTATATATGATTGGCTAAGCTCAATTCCAATGTATTTACGGTTATGTTTCACAGCCACAACACCAACAGTTCCTGAACCAATGAAGGGGTCAAGAACAATACCGCCATCGAAACCAGCATTGCATCCACAATCAGTATAGCCGAGTTCTTCGCGCGGAATAGACTCCTTATCTGTTGTATTTCTATAATTATTTACAGACTGCTCTTTGGGAATCTGTCTTCTAAAATCAGAATAATCTTTTTTTACTAATTTCTTATATATTTTTTCCCTCGCCTTCCCACACCTCTTGCATACAAATTCAGGACATCCAGCCAGTATCATCGGCTCGACAAGGGCTTCTGGGAATGTATTACCAGTTATAAATATTTTACCATTTCTTCTTGCAACCCATGTACCATTTGGAGTTTTGGGACACCATATCTTGCCATTATATTTTTCCCTAAAGATATTTTTACCATTGCCATTTGTTCCCCTAATTCCAATAAAATCTTTTTTTGTTAAATAAATATCTCTTCCCTCTGTAGAATGATATCCACCATCATCCCTTCTTATATGTCCATCACCACCCACAATGCCATTGAATAACGATTTTATTTCTTTTTGTGGCAAAGATATGAGAAATTGATTAAGCTCTTTATCTGGAATATTCGTTAAACACCATTCGACTAATGGCGACTTTTTAAGAAACCATGTGATTTGGTTTTTTATTTTATCCTTATAATACCTGTTTCTAATTCTTTTAGTATGTGGTATTTCAAGTTTTTTTAACAAATAATCTATACGTTCTGATTTTTTACCTAAATTTTGGTAAATTTCAATCCAACCACCCTTTTTATAATGACCTTCAGATATAATCCATCCTATTAATTCTGCAAATGTTTTCCCTATACCAGTATTTTCTGGATATGATACCGGAGCATTTACCCTTATTTTGTCTGAATACGTAATATTAGATGTTAATACAATCTGTTCATTTTGATTTCTTTTTTTAATTATATTTCTATGATTGGAAGTTACTAAAATATCTAAATCCCTATTGCCTATATGTATTAATTCCCCATTAAAATCATACTCTTTTATATAGCTAAGTGGTTGGTATTCGATTAATTTTTTATCAAGATTATATGTAGCCACTTTAATGTGTTCGTGATTATATTTATCATATTTCTTTATTTCTGTATACTTTTTCCAACCCTTTATTGTAAGAATTTCAGTATCAATATCAACACAGGCAAAGTGGGCATCAGGAAATGGCTTTGTTGTAACGTCCCATACACACCGCTTGTTACGTCCTTGTGGATTATAATTGAAGATTTGTTCTGCACCTCTGTTCATAGATGGGTCATTTTTCCACGCAGTATTTTCTTTTGGTTTGTACTTGCCATCTTGCCATCCACCACCTTCATTGCTAAAATTTCTCAAATGTGGTTCAAACTGTTGCTCAAACCAATACTTCCCTGACTTTGTAAAAAAATAAATATACTCAAAATCCACCGTGTACCTATCTTTTGCACTGCTCGGCATACAATTCGGTTTTTTCCAAATTATAGTGTTCCGTCTTATCATACCAAGTTCATCTGTCATACGAATAGCAAAGCGTTCAGGGATACCGATAAGGGATTTGATAGGATAATTTTTAACACCTGTTCTACCGTGTTCTTTCTGTCTTGGGTTTATTATATTACCCGGTGATTTCCACCCTGTTTTTTTATCTGTTGTGCCGGGAGCATGCTGAGTATTATAGCTATCCCCTAAATTAATCCACATAGTCCCCGTCTTTTTCAACACCCGTTTACATTCTGCCATTATCTGCATGAGATGAGAAATATAACCACCAACCTTAAAAATATTTCCATTGGGCAGTAAATAAATTTTATCATCAAAAAATGGTTCAAGTCCAAGATTTGTCTTGACAGCACCACACTTTTTACATATATTATTAGTATGCTTAAGATTTGTGAAAGATGCGGGAAACCCTTCAATGTCAAACCTTCCCATTTCAATAAAAGACGACATTGCTCTAAAAAGTGCCGAGATTATAGAACTATTGTTATTTGTGATTACTGCGGTAAAGAAATGAAACGCCCTCGATGGCATACCAAAATGGGATACAAACATTCCTTTTGTAGTAGAGAATGTATGAGCGAATTTTTTATTGAACACAGGACTAAAGGAAAGTGGGATGTAAATTTTTCCTTTTTTATTGAGTGGACAAATGAACTTGCCTACCTCTTGGGTCTCATGATTACTGACGGGAATGTTATGGATAAAGGAGCTATCTCCTTCGTTTCTAAAGATAAGAAACTCGCTGAGTTTATTAGAAACCAGATTACACCTGCACAGCCCATTAGAGAGGAGAGGACAAGAAATAACAATATTGTTTATCGGTGGAGTATCTGGTCTATCAAGTTGCTCAATATGTTTGGTGGTTTTGGTATTTTCCCCCGTAAAAGCAAAACTGTTAATTTCTTGTTTATCCCCCCCGAACACCTTATTTCTCATCTTCTTGGAATACTCGATGGCGATGGGACAATCGACAAAATTGGACGGATTAGTTTTTCTACTGGAAGTAAATCCTTTGCTATTGGTTTGAAAGCTATTCTCATCCAATTGGGTCTCTCTCCTAATCTCTATAAAGCTACACGCAGTTGGTGTGTCCACCTGAATGTTGGAGATAGTACTATCTTTGCCAGTATGCTTTATAAAAGTAATTCCTTCTGCCTTGAACGAAAGAAGTTGAGAGCAAGATTGTAAATCCCCCCACTCATGTTCGCAATTTTCATCCCCATCCCATATCAACGGCTCAAGCCCGTAGTCCCGAAGTCCCCAGAACTAATAGGGTGGCGACGTTACGATACACGAAACATATTCACTTGGTATTTGTCGCAACAAATCGAGGGTATGACCCTGATGAATTTTATTTATCCATTCCACTCTTTGCACCACCTCCTACCACGATTCAATTTCTTCCTTCTGTTTAACAACTTCGTTCTTTAAAATCGCACTGAGATTATTCTCTATTTCTGCTATAATCAACCTGCTGTTCTGCCCAGATTCGTTACATCTAGTTTCTATCAGCGTTGCGAGATTAACTAGGCTACGTAACTTCCATTTTTCTGTTAATATTCGACAATGTTGGTGGATATTCGCCGCTGAAGCCGTCTCGTTGTATATTCCCAAGATACTAGCTTCGCCACCAACAGCATTAAGCTTTCCGGCGTCAGAAATAAAATTTACTAGCAAATATATATCAACAGCACCGTCACGGCGATATAATTTTTTTATTGCAGAAAATATTATGCTATAATTTTGCCTGTAAAAACAATCTTCATTTAATAAACTTATTGCGGTAGCACACGCTTCTGGTTCTATCAGCATTTCGCAGAGAACCACTCTTTCAATATCAGCGGCATTAGGCGGTAATAATTCAGTCATTTATAAATCCAATTTTAATTGTGAAAGTTCTCGCTCTATACGCTTATTAGCTATATCACAATACTCTTGGCTGATTTCCATACCGATATATCGCCTGCCTGTACGAATGCAGGCTACTGCAGTTGTGCCTGAACCAATTACAAAATCTAAAACTGTATCACCCTCATTGGTATAAGTTTTAATCAGATATTCAAATAACGCTACTGGTTTTTGAGTTGGGTGTAATCTTTTATCATTCCTAAATTTTAATATTGATGTTGGGTAACCTGTAAAACTCTGAACATAAGTATTATTTAATCCGGGTCTATTACCACCATAACTAACTCTATTTGTTTTTAAATTTTTGCATACTCTATTAATTTTGCATAGTTCTTGTGGAAAATATTTCATTTTATTTCTTGAATTTGTAGGAACATCTCCGAGAGAGAAAATAACTATATTATCATGTATTTTCATTGGCTTATTTTTTGCATCAAAAGGACATGATGCTACACTCTTTTCCCAAATCCACTCATACTTAAACATCTTCATATTGCTACTTATCAATGTAGTAGTAAATGGTTGGCTTGCTGTCATAACAATAGCACCATTCGGTTTAATAACCCTTTTTATCTGTTCCCACATCGGTTCTAAAGGAATAATAGTATCCCAACTACAGGCAGTCGTTCCATAAGGAACATCAGTTAAAATCATATCAATAGAACCATCTGGAATATCTGGCATCAATTCTAAACAATCACCACAATATATTTTATTTGTTTCAAGCATTATTTAACCCATCCTCTATATTTTATTATATCAAATCCCGCCTTATGCCATACTGATGCCTTTTGTTTCCAAATAGACTCTCCATAACATCAATGTACTCTTCTTTCAATACATTTACATTGTATGACTCGGTAACTAGCACAACAACATTCTTGCGTGGTCTTTTCAAATACGCGACTTTCTTTACAACACTACGCCTTCTCTTCCTAAACATTTTAAAAATGTGACGCGCGTGGTTATGGTTTCGACACTGTATACCCATATATATCACATCGTTATTCTCGATATATTCAAATAATTCCGGTACATTCTCAGCCACAATTTGCAGAATCTCTTTCTGCGACAAATATTTTATCTTACCAGGTTCTGGTTTTTCCACTTTCGGCAATATTTCGTACTTGGCTGGGCTAATACCATCAATTGCCATTTGATACACCTTATTTGTATAATCCAATATTGCTTTATATATATCTTCCGGAAAACTGCGATTCGAATCTTTAGTCCAGTAAACACGGAAGCTACCATAATTAATACTGAGCCGATAACAGAACTGCGACTTCTTTAATTTATTTAAATGAAGTGCAATATTAAATCTGTTCTTCTCAAGGTCGGTTAATTTATGGTATGATTTTGATTTAGGTCTTTTTTTCATCGCTTATCTCTTTATCGGTTTCAAAAATTTCTTCCCACGCTTCCTGGTATGTTTTTGTCCAACCAACTTTCGGGTTCGCCATCCGATGTTTGTAATGTTTGCGATTACCTATACTAATCTTTTTGTCAATATTTTTGTCATTCATCCTTACCTAATTCCCTCGCAATAAATCCCTTTTCGCCATCATCATTTTTCTTGCCATCCCAATATATTGCATCAGCCCTAATCATATCAAGATGTAGCTTAATTCTGCCAATTGCCCTCCTCTGTATCATATTCCTACCTCTTGTTCTTGGTAACGAACGTACAGAAGCACATTCATTAGAAGCAATATTGGCATTTCTCACTATTGCACTAAACATTGAATTTGATTTCGCTTTGTATTCCTCATATCTACGAACCAAAGAAAAACAATATACCAAAATCACAATATTGGTAATTATCAATATACCAATAACTATTAACGCAATCGTCATTTCAAACCCTCCTGTTTGGATTAATTTATCTCATATATTAGCCAATTTACTATTTCACCAATTTCTTTTCTTTATCAATTTTACCAAGATAACTCAATGCATTGTGTTTAAGTGTATAAAGAACAAGATGAAGATGGCTCAGAGTATCTTTGTATAAATCATCCTTATCCTTTGTTTTTGCTCTTGACAATAAATATAGGGAACCGTAATCCTTTAAAGCCTTAGTAGATATTAAAACTACTAATTCGGCAAAAGCCTTCCTTTTATATTTGCAAACTTTAGGAACTAATAAAAAACCCCATACCAACGTAGCAATATTAGTAATTATCAATAATACTATCAGGAAAAACAACATACGCACTCCCTTACTTTATCTTCTATCCATACGGATATTGCTCTAGATATTGTTTTCACAATACCCCTTCTCTTTATTAATATTTTTTTTGCAACCAATTCATCAGCCATTTTTTCTATATTAATATTTTTAATATATCTATAAATATCTTTTCTAATATCATCTCTTGTTTTTTTGCCTTTATTAGATTTATACAACAATCCATCACAACATCCAATATCTGACCCTAATGGACACATCCCACACATAGCATCGCTATACCTACCCCCCCATACTGGATTAAAACAACTACCATTATTTATACCCTCAAAATAATAACAAAACAAACTATCCACCATCCGACCTTTCTCAAAACATATATCACTAGCCAATAAATTGTCATCAAACAATTGTAATGAAACTGCCATGGCGTCTTTCGCCATATCTATATATTCTTTTCTTGTCATTATATATTTAGAATCATAAAATTTTTTTGTTCGGCTAATAAATAACGTATCTGTCATTTTACTACTCTCCTGTTTAATTGTTATATTATGTTTTGCCATTAATGACATTTTTAAGTAACTTCCCGTAACTCTATATAAGTTTTCGCAAAATTATATGCCATGTTAGCAACCTCAGCATATTTATTTGCCTTTTTTTCTTCTTCTTTTTTATCCTTAAATCGCGGTTTGTTTAAATGTGCAACCTCGTGTGCTATCGTAGAAACCAATTCATCCATTCCACAATCATTATCTATCCATAAATGTACGGTTTTTGTTTTATATTCAACCCATCCCCAACATTTATAATTAGTGCTTGTTAACCATTTTTTTATATTAATTCTAAATGGTTTAGAACCATTATACCCAGACCAATAATCTTTATCACCTATTTCGTCTACAGAATTAATTTCTAAAAATTCACAAAAACATTCTTCTAACGTATCATATGGTTTTATATGTATCGGTTTAACCATTACCGAAAATTCTCCTTAAAAACCCAACACGTTTAGAATGACCAGCATTCTTCTCAGCATTCCTCTCAACCTCAATTTTCATCTTTTTAATAACTTTTTCTAATTTCATTTTGACCCCCTCCTGTTTTATTGTTATATTATAATTATTCTGGTTTCTTTATATCATCTAATATTACATTTAAATTTTTACTGACTATTTTTCTCATATCATTTAAATGCAAAAATGTTGACTCATACTTGCCCTTTAAAACAGAATCGCTTTCAATTTTTACATTGATTTTATCTAATGCTTCGGCAAATGCATTTATCTCATCGTGTGTTAATATTATAGTGGGATGCTCTAACTTAGCACCACGCTCATACTTTTTGTAACGCAACACACCATTTTGCGATTTTTGTGCAATATACATACCATCATAAGATTTGTAATAAAAAAAAATATCATAACCATCAGTATAACCTGTCTGATGTACATCAACCATAATTCCATCATTCATTTTGAAACCCCCTCCTGTTTTATTATTATAATATAATTTATATAACTATTATCAGTACCATTATCCATAAACCTTTAGATATTCTTGAAGTGCAAACTTAAAACACTTTTCTTGTTCTAACACAAATTCATCCTTATTCCAATTATCTATAATAACCAAAACACGACACCTACCATCATCTACAATAATTTTTTCTAACTCAAAAACACCATAATTCTTCATTTGAGAAATATTAGAAAAATAATTAATTACATGCTGTATAAACTTATACTCATCTGTAAATACAATTCCATATATATAATCATTGCTGATTATTTTTTTATATATCTCTGGATAAGATTCTTTCATAATATCATTTAATTTTTCATATATCCCCATATCCACCCCCCTGTTTTGCTATAACCATTTTCTATGCTTTTCGGCAACCCATTCCATACCATCATATTTCTCTATTTGCCATTCAACATTATCTGGAATTTCAACAATCTTTAATTTAGCATAATTACCATTTGCTTTTACACCCAATTCCTCAACAACTTTTACTAAATATAAATCATTTCTCGGTATATCTCCTTCTGAAAAATAATCATTATCGCCAACATCGTCTATATCTTCCCCATCTTTTAATTTTCTCTTCACATAATGAATTACAGCCCACCCATCTCTTTTGCCACCCACAAATAATCTATATTTATTTTTATCGGAACTTGCAGTAATTTCACCATCAGAAATATATGCATATAACTTAATATCAACCAATTTAGCATACTCTATTACCGCCTTATGGCTTAAACCATAACCACCATAACATCTGTTAATTACAATTTTCATATCAAACCCCCCATTCTATTATATCCATTCCACGAATTTAAATAACCGTTCTAACACTTTTGCTAACGCTCTGCCCTCAGCACTGCTCTTGGCAATCTTATCCATTCTTTTCATCACATCCGCCTTATTCATTTTTACAATCGGCTGAACAATAGTAGTAAATATATCGTTATATCCAATTCCCTGATTACTAAATATCTGCACGCAATTATCATCATATAACTTCACCATCGCATATGTTTTCACATTCGTTATCTCAAGCTCTGGCAATCCATTATCCACCAACCATTTTGCAATATTAGCCCTATCTGCCTCAAATTCCGCCCGTGCTGTAAATATTTTCACATCAACACCCTTAGCTATATATCCCTTTATCATATCCATAACACGCTGTATCGGTTTACCTATATAGCCTGTATCTTTCGACCATTTCTCAAAATCAAATTCGGCAAGCGTACCATCAAGGTCAAATGCCACATACGGCAATTGCTGTAATGATTGCTCTATTGGGTTCATTTTGTCTTATCCTTATTATATTCATTCAAATATTTTGCATATTCATCGCTAGTAATCAACCGATACGGTTCTTCAACATCTTGTTTTTGTAACCTTTCAAATGCCATCTGCATTTGTTCCTGTAATACCACATCATAACTCTTTTTATCAAATTTACAATGTTCACATTTAGTAATATTAAATTCTACATCGCCGAATAATATACATCGCAATTTGATAGATTTTAAAAAAGCACAACAATCTCGTTGTTTGCAATATTCACAGCACGACAATCTTGTACCATACCCATTATATGGTATATTCCAAGTAGCAGCCATTCTTTATCCTTTATACTCCTTACATTTCGTTATCGTAAATTCTATATCACCAGCCAACATACATCGTAGTTTAATAGATTTCATCACAACGCAATTATTTCTGTTTTTACAACTTTCACAAAGATGTATAGGAACAAAAGGATATAATGTGGTTGTAATTGCTGGTACAGACCAATCCCTACAATCATACGGTTCATAAACAATATTTGGATTATCAGAAATGAAAGTAGTTGTTATGCCCGTATCATATGTTACAAAACCAGTAGTATCAACCATCTTACCAATCCTCTTCTTTCGGTTTTTTCTTTTTAACAGATTCTATAATTTCAGCGTTCGCTTCTTTTACATCAGCGCTTTTATCCAATCCCTTCGGATACACAAATTCCTTTAATTCTATTTTTCCAGCCTTATTACTCACATACCCTAGCGTATATCCATAATTACCCGCCATAATACAAATATCCCTTAGCATATTACCCAGCGATTTAGCCATATTTAAATTAGCCATTGGCGTTGCCTCCACATTGGGATTATTCCGCTCATTGACAATATTGAATATAATGCCAACTTCACACGCAAATCGTATCGCAATATCTATTGGTTCGATGGATAAACCACCAGACAAATTTGATAAATTCTTTATGGTATTTTTCTGGAACTCGCTGAATGTCATTGGGTTATTTGCCATTTCACCTGCGGACAATTTCTCGGCAAAATCAAATACACTCTCCATTTTTTATCCCCTACTGTCTTTATATTCCCCAAATTTGTAAAATAGCAATTACACCAATAACTAATGGTAAAAACCCTACCGGCACATATAGCAATGTACGCACAATACGTTTTGCCATACTGAATAATAATGGGTTATCCCAATAATAATGAACTTTCAACCATATATCAAATGAAAGACCAAAGCAAAATGATGCTAAACAAAAACTGCCCAAACCCCTTAATACTATTTCAATCAGTGACATTTTAAAACCCCCTTTTTGTGTGTTTTTTGAGTTTCCCTGTTCCCCCGCTGTTTTCATATTTCATTTTACTGCTAACCAACATAAGAAATAAAAACGCTTTTGTCAAGTTGTTTTTTTTGCAAAATACAAAAACCCTATGGCTCGACATTACCTGAATGATTGGCAATGTGTACTGCATAGGGCTGAATGTCGCAAATTGACCTAATAATTAATATAATATATCAACACAATCCTGTCAAGTTGTTTTTTTATAATTGGTACACACAACTTTATAATAGTGGTTAATAATTGGTCTGGATAGCAAAATTACACGTTTCTATAACTTACCCCACAACTTATTCTTTTTAAAATACCTATACTAACATTTAACTCATTAGACAATACATATAAACTTTTCTTACACCTATTTCTTATAATTTCTTTTATTTCTTTGGCTCTATCTGTACTTAATTTTCTATTACTTGGTATGTGACCATTTTGGAAAACGTGACCATTTGTTGGCATATGAACCCTACCTTCCTTATAAGCATCTTTCATATTTTCAGAACGAGTACCAATAAATAAATGTTCTGGGTTTACACACGATGGATTATCACAATGATGGCAAATAAACATCCCATTGGGAATTTCGCCATAATATAACTCCCAAGATAATCTGTGTGCACTAACTAATTTTTTATTTACTTTTATTCTGCCATAGCCCTTATTTTGCTTTGCACCAATCCATTCCCAACAACCATTTTCCTTTTTAACAACTTTATCCTAAAATCTCTTCATAGCACCACCTTCTTTTCGGCGTTCCCTGTAAAGATAATACTTAAATAGCATCCTGTCAAGTTATTTCTGAAAAACTTTTAATTATATATATCTTTTGCGGTTCCCTTTAATATAATCAAAAAGCTCAAGCTTGTCAAGATATTTCTTTTAATATATGAAACTTTTTTTCTATTATACATGTAACTTACCGTATTTACTTGTTTATCTGTTTATCATTATATAGAAGATACTCTAATATAGTTTTCACTATCCATATATTTTCCAATGCTTTAAACCCTATATTTACCTCTGTCATACGATATGACGCTACCCTTTAATAACTACATTTCTTCACTAATAGTGTAGTTTATTTTATGAAATACTGAATAAAGGTAGTTATTAAGACGCCATGTCATATCGTCATACAGCACCAAAAACACCACCCAACTATTTGTTCCTAATATGCTTATATATAACTATATTAAAGTATCTTTCATATAGTGATAATGTAATTGTTCCATATAAAACAACGGTTTAAACTCTTTCACATTCTTTATATTTTCTTCTATAAGGTCTCGTGACACAAAATAAATAGTTAGAATGTATTTAATACTTTAATATATTAAAGTTTTTTATATTTTCTTCTTGCTTTTTTCATTCTGAAGCGTTATATTATACCATAATGGTTTCGCAACGCAAAACAAATAGGAATATAGAATATAATACATATAAATATTTATATCAATTATCCCAAAACCGAAAGGATTAGCCAAAAATGAATTTCAAAAAAACTCAATCCAAAACTAAAACATTTGTTACACAGGCAGACAATCGTGTTTATTTCCGTGTAAATAATGTGCCTGAAGATTTATATGCCTATCTGAAAATGCGACAATTTAGGAATAAAACCAGTAATGGTGATATACTAAAATATTGGGCATTGAGTATGCCTATGGAAAAAGAAGTACCGTTATGGTGTGATTACTTTATCGGCGAATTGGCTCGTGTTACAAAAATAGAAAAATACGAAATCGTGTTGGAAGCCATTATAGGTTATTGCCAGTCTTATGCCAAACAACTATATGCTCTGGAAATGAAACGCCAGGGTAAAAAAGTTGGTAAAATACCTGATACCGAAGAAGCGTATATGAAAATTCTTGGCGAATATTTTAAATCAATACGTGATACTTCTGGTGAACTTATTGCAGAACCCAATACCGATAAGGACAAAAATTTGGATGATTTAGATAAAGGTAAAACTGCCGGTAAGCTTAAAGCTGAAATCAGCAGGCGAGAAACCGTGCAAAAAATTAAAGTAGGAAAAATTTCTGATAATAATCTCAGCGTTAAGCCACAACCAAGTGTTGATAATATTACAAACGCTAATTTAAAATCAGACGCCGATGAAACCGAGAGTTGGGAATAAATTAAAACGGTTACTTATATTAAGGAATTATAATGTCGGTAGAAAAAAGGAGCTGTTTTTATTGTGGTATAAATAAACAGTGTTATATAAATAAGATTATTGATACAATATATAGTAGATATGGTGTAAAAATTAATATGGCGTGGTGCAATAAATATGTTGATAAAGATAATATACCCGAATATAATGTTCATCAATTAAAAATTTTATGTAATGAGTGTAATAATAATTCCACATTACAAGACTGTTTGTATTTAATGGGTAATATAGACTGTAAATATATGAAAAAAATAAAGTTGTTATGTATGTTGACCAATACGGATATAAGAGATATGTATGTAGTTGATTGTAAACATTTTGTAACAAGAAAAAAGGAAACTGTTAGTGATGAAAACCATACAGGGATTGTGTGACAAATGTGGGTTAAAAGAATTTTGTGATAGAAAAAAAGGAAATTGCAACACAAGAACCATATTGGGAGTATGTGATTATTGCACAATATCTAAAACATGTACGTTAAAAAAAGCATTGCGTAAACTATGTAAGAAAAATGGTATAAGGATATTTATTGGGAATTGCGATGGTGGAGGTATGCTCTATCGCTGGGACTTTAATAAATGTTATTTTTGCGAACATAATATTGGGTATAGGCATACTGAAAAAAGTTATTTACTAAGCTTTGTTTCTATTGAAATCTGATGTCATATCCAGCACTACATAGTATAAGGGGAAATTTGATTATGAAAAAAAATGATATTTTACAAAAAGGTAATAAAAGCCAATACTATAACAACCGTGTGGAAATAATTGCTAAGTTAAATGCAATAGAGTATAAAATCAATGCAATTGATAGGTATATTAAAACCAACTATCCAGAAGAAATGTTGGATTATTTGTATCCAAAACGGGAAAGGAAAAAATGATGTGTAAACACGAACCATTAGAATATACTAATTTTCTATGTGATAAAACTAAAGTATTTTATAGGGCAGAAACACTGAATGAAATTATATATATTTATATATGTAAACATTGCGGTGTATTATATACAGAAGTTGTAAAGAAAAGTAAGAAGGATTAGTAAAATATAGTGATAAATAAATACGGGAGATTAAAAATGAAGGAAGAAGCAATTAATTATATCGCCGGTGTTTGTAAAGAATGTGACATGAAAAAAGAATGTAGTATTTATAAAAAATTATATAATGTGTGTGAAGATAATGGTATAGTAATATATGTGTGTGGTTGTTTTGGGGATGATGGGATACATCGAAAAGACACAGAACAGTTGGCGGTAGAACGACCAGCATGTATCTGTGAATCGTGTGTGCATAATAGTAGTAGAAAATATTTTAATTGTGAGTATGCTGAAAACTTTAAATTTCTATTCATATCCCCAGATAGTCAACCAAGCATATTAGATGATGATACAATTATCTATTTACCTAAAAATAAATCTGGGGTGGAAAATTTGTGGTTGCCTAAATCGCAGGGTGTGTTTTTTATTATAGGGTGTAAGCATTATAAATTATATTATGCACCAACGTTGTGCTGGTGCCGTATTTTAAAAGAAAACACTATGAGGTAGAAAATGAAAAAAAAAACAGTATTGAATGGGACAATTGTTTGTAGTCCAGATGAATTAAAACCATGTCCATTTTGTGGGGGGAAAGCTAGAATTTATTTCCATAATTTTTATGGTGAATATTATGCCGAATGCGATATTTGTCATGCAATAATAGGAAGGTTTCCTGAATATCGGAATTATAGTATTGATATGATAATAAAAGCATGGAATAGGAAAGCCGATGATAAGGGTAATGCGGCTAACGAAAATTTAACATCGGGGGATTGTTATGAATAATAGAAAACTGTCATATAAATACGAATCCATAGTTTAAAAGAAAACCACTATATAAAAATATATTAATATAACTATTGTGTTGTTTTTGGTAAAAAAATTCCAGAAAAAAAATTCAAAAATAGAAAAGAGTTCGTGCTTGTGTATGAAGATTAATTATTATATATATATAGTACTATACTTTCTTTTCCTATGACCCTTATATACCCCTTCGTAATATTCCAATATACAGATATAGATATTTTTATGTATCTTGTTTTACCGATATATCATTATAGCGATATGACTATAACGTGGTTTTCAGTTCTTATAATTCCAGTCATACAATTTTTCAGTACTGCAATATTTAGAGTAGCAAGATTTGATATACCAAATTGTATGGATGTTCAAGGATATTGTGGCAATATTACCATATTGTATGGATGTTTAAGGTATTGTTTGGTTGATTAGTAGGCGAGGAAGTGGCTGATAGTAGATGGCAATTGAGGAATTTATGCCTGATATGGCTGGTTTTTCCCGATATTGCCTGCGATTAATGGCTATTTAGGGCGTTATCTTGGCTCGGTTGATAGTATAGTATGGGTTGAAATCGGTTGTTTTCAATGGATTTATGGCTATTGTCAAAGTTATTCAAAGCAAGTTTGGATACCCGGAAGGCTAAATACCAGCAGGATGCACGGCACGAATATAAAATACATTGCTGTAATATTAGTTTATTATTACATATAGCAATTACAATAATTCTTATTCTGATGTGGGAAAGCAAGCCGATATTGGAATTTTTCTTTTTTGTAAGCTGTTGTCTTGCAAGGCGATATAAAGTATTTTTGCATATTGCAAAATAATCCTTGACAATTAATATGCATTATGTTTTATTGTTGTTGTACACTACATAACATACAATATATAACGAGGAGGTTTGTAAAGATGAAAAGGAAAGAAAACATCGAGGGAATGTGTCCGTATTGTAATTCTGATGATATTGAAATTGTGGGACGGGAAATTGAATTTGAAACGATTGATTATGAATATCATTGCAACAAGTGTAAGAAAGCATTTACAGAAACAATGGATGTAATTTACAAGGCAACATTTTACGAGGAGGTTACAAAATGAAACGCAAAAAAGTAAAACGTAATCAATTTGCAGAGCAAACAGAACCAAAGAAAAAAAGCAAATATGCCTTAAAAGGAGCAGAACGGCGTAACAAAAAAACTATAATTATTAAATCAACAGGCAAACCAGTTTATGTTGATAAAGCTTACAAGGAATAATCGAAACCGGCTTAATGGCCGGTCGCAAGCAAACAGTTTGCCTGATGAGATTTAAATAAGGGGGGTTCAAAATGGCTGGATATTGTGAATTTAGTAAATCAAACAATGCAATCGAGGCAGAAAGTGGCGGGTTGTTTCCGATAACGAAAGCTGTTAAGATTGTTTCAAAAGCAACCAATTGTACGAGAAAAAAAGCCCGTGAAATTCTGAACAAAATTGGGGCTGATGAATATCATCATACATCGAAATTTTATAACGTAACAGATTATTATGATACAGCAAAAGCGATTGAGTTATTAAGTAATACGTGTAAAAATTGCAGAAATTATGATTTTTGTTCAGTTTATGACGATTTTTATAATCCAAGCCCGGTAAATGCTGATAATGAACCGTGCGAAGATTTTGAGATTAAACATTAACAGGAGATTCACAATGCATAATCAATTAAACTTATTCCAGCAAGCAACAATATACCAGAAACCAGCCGGCAATCATCAACGGTTATATCCAAAATTGATAGATGATATAAAGCAAGGATTCAATATATCGGCAAAACGAACTGGAAAAATTATCACATACCATTTAGTAAAGAAGTAATATATTGCAATAATGGAATGTAAAGTAAACCTTACGTGATGTAAAGTTTTTCTTACATTGAATAGGATAGAATTGAGTTAACTGCCAAGTACTGCCAAAACCTACCATATTGGCAGTAGTGGAATATAAAACGAGTAAAAACAATAATTTATAACGGGAGGTTTAATACATAGGAACGGTTATAGTAAAGATACTGTTATAATACAATGCCGGCAAGATATTGACAACCTGTCTTGTGATTTATGGAAATATTTAGGTTGTTTTGAAACTACAAAGGCAAGATTCAAGGGAATGAAAAACACAATATTACAAGAAATAAACAAGTTTAATAATACCAATTTTAAGTATATAGTAATTAATTAAGCATAAACACTAAAGGAGATTGTAGGATGACACAAAAGGAATTATTGAAACAGTGCTGGCTTTACTTCAAGAGTAGCCGATATAATGGCACATCATACACTTTCTTCGATGATGCCGGCGAACCCTTTACTGCCACGGCTGAAGAGCAAGAGAAAAGGGAATATTTATACCGGTTACTTTATGATATTTTTGGTAAATAACCTAACAGGGGGGTCAAAATGGACAACACAAAAACAAATGAGTTTTGGGAATATATGGAGTTGAACAAAGATATTAGTAAAATAAACAAGAAGATTTATCATTGGCTTGATTGTGATAATCTTGGCAATATTGTAATTGATAACGGTGGTGTATTTTGGATAGAATTGACTTGCAGTCTTGCAACATTGCCTAATTATGTATTTATGTATATAAAACGCTGGATGAAAAAACGTGGATATGAATATTTATACGACAAATATCCGGCATAATTAACACATAAAGGGGGTCAAGATGTTAACAAGAGAACAATTCCAATCGCAATTCACGGTCAAAGTAAGTGAAAACTCGGATGTTTTTGGCAAACCGTTATGTGAAGCGATGAAAATTGAAAGTATTACTCTAAATACTGTTGTTTATCGCTGTCTTAATATGTTATTAATAAGAAAAGATAATGGCTGTTTGTATTGTCATTAAATAGTAAACAGGATTAACGCATAACAAGGGGTTGTAAGATGAGAGATAATTATGCACTTATTGATGGGAGTGGTATTATAACAGATAATTTTGATACCCCGTTTAAAGCTGAAGAGGAATTTAATAAACTTTGTGAAGAGGATTTTAAATTCAATGGCATAGTTTATATTGTGAAAATTTTTGGAGCATTAACTTAACAAGGGAATGTAATTTACAAAGCAACATTTTACAATGAAGTTTAAACAAGGAGAAATAAAGATGAAAACAACAGTAAGTATGGATGATTTTAGGACTGCTTTTGAAATCCGCAAAGATAATTTTAGCTATGATGGATTATTCGCATTATATGATTATCTTGAACGGCTTGAGCAGGATATAGGCGTAGAATTTGAGCTTGATGTTATCGCTTTTTGTTATGAGTATGCCGAATATGAAAACATTAAGGAATTTAATGCCGAATATAATACAGAATATGAAAATTACAAAGATATTAATGAGACGACAGTGATACCAATAAGCGATGAAAGTTTTATTATTCAAAGATATTAAACATAAAATTTTAACAAGGGGGTCAAGATAATGACCGTTAATGACAATTTTACTTGTTTGGATTGCTTATATATTAAGGAAATATTTAATGACAATAAATCGTATCTTTTTTGTTGTAAGCTCGATAAAGATATTAGCGTAGATGAGGATAATATCTGCGAGGAATTTGAAAGTAGGGAATATTAAATAAGAGGGGGTCAAGATGTTTATAATAAAGAACAGAAAAACAAACGAATATTTGAGCCAGGACAATTCTTTTGTTGAACTGGCAAAAACAAGAAAGCCGATAATGACACCGGACGCTAATAAAATTAGGATTATTAGGTCTATCCAAATTGCCCAGAAAGTTGCGTCTATGAACAAAGATTTTGATATCGTTATTTGTGAATAAATACATAGCGGGGGGGCAAGATGACAGATATAAAACGGTTTTTAAAGAATAAGAAGTATATAGGTATTTGTTATAAGCATAAAGATTGTTTTGGATTTTGGCAAGACGATATATCTATCCATTTAATATCAGGAAAGCCGAGAAATAAATCAGATTATGATAATATAGTTGATTATACTTTAACAGCGTGGGAAGTTGTGAGCCGATTAATAAAAGAACAAGCAGAAAAATATAATCGCAATATAATTATTAGAAACGGATTTATAGGTCAATCTACAAAATGGGAATAAGGCAATTAATATTAACGAGGAGGGCAAGATGAATAAGGCAAAACATACACTGATACCGTATAAGCTTGATGGTGATAAAATACTTGCAAGAACAGTTTGGCAAGATAGGGATATGGTTGAGGAGGCTGTTTTTGTTATGGCAACAATTAAAGCAAGTGAATTTGACAAAGAGTTTATAGTAAGGGCTTGTAATAGCTATGATAAGCTGGTTAAGGCATTAACTGAACTATTAGCTAAATTACAGTGTACTATATGGGATGAAAAGAACGGGGAATCTCTTATTGAATGTATTGATATAATTAGACGAACACTTAAACAAGCAAAGGAGTAAGGCAACACAAACATTAACAGGAGATTATGAGATGTATATTGATATGATTGAAACAAATCTAAATGAAGCACGTAAATTAAATGTCAAGCTATTGCAACAGAAAAAAGCACTGGTTAAGGCATTGGAAGAAACATTAACTTGGTGGCATAGTATAGATAGCCATTTTTATGAGAAAGAGCCCATTTTTCTTGAAATGATACGCAAAGCACTTAAACAGGCAAAGGAGTAGAGTAATGAAACTTCAATTTATTACTATAAATGCGGATGGCAATATAAAGGATGTAACTGAAGACGTAAAACATCATACCTCTCTTTTTGTTATAGCAGAGCAGAATTATGAATTTAATGAACAATATAATGTAAGAGATATTTATGTAGATGTAGATACAAATACCTGTGAAATAACGCTGGATGATAAAGAAAATTATTAATCAAGGAGTAATACAATGTTAAGAGAACAATTTAAAGATTCAGAGGACGGCGTATGTCCGTATTGTAAAAGCGATAATACATATATGACAGATGAATTTGAACGGCTAAATTATTCAATGTATCCTGTTCTTGCTTTTACTTTTAATTGTAAGGCATGTAACAAAAAATTCAGGGGGCTATATCTACAAGAATTTAGTTGTAATGAAGTATATGAAGGTTAATTATAACACTCGAACAAGCAAGGGAGTAGGGCATGGAAATTCAAATTGAATTATCGGGAAAAGTTGCGGCATCGGACTTAATTGTCAGACAATCGGAGTTTATCAACGAGCAAAAGGAAAAGATTGATAAGCTGGTTGAGGCGTTGGATAATATTGCAAAGGGGATATGTGATAAAGAAATTAATGAGCTTAAACCCTTTGAAAATGATGGTGAAAAAGATGGTATGATGACAATGCTTACGCATTTACAAATAAAATTTTTACCCAATATGATTAAAGCACTCAAACAGGCAAAGGAGGAATATTATTACGACTCATTAGAGGCATTATCGGAAGAGGATTTAAGGAGTAACGATGAAACACAAACCTGACATATTAGATAAAATAACACTATACATGTGCATTATAGCGATTGTGTACTTTGGTATTCATATTATTATTGCAATAATCTTTTAACAAAAAAAGGGGGGAATAAATATGGGTTGCGATATTCATTTACACGTTGAGATTAAGATTAATAATGAGTGGCTACACTATTCACACCCAAAACTAAATCGTAATTATGGTTTGTTTGGTAAAATGGCAGGGGTTAGGGGTTCAGAAAAACCAATATCAGAGCCGAAAGGACTACCAAAAGATATTACAAAAACAACAAAGTTTTGTTCTGATGAAATGGGTTTCGATGGTCATTCTCATTCGTGGCTTTCATCCTGGGAAGTTACAAAACTTATGGCGTTTATAGAAACAAAAATGAATTGTCTTACTTTTGAACATGAACAGTTGGGATATTTGTTCGGCAATGGATATGGGGGCTTTAATGAGTATAAAGAGGAATACCCTAAAGAATTACAGGATTTTAGGTTTGTGTTCTGGTTTGATAATTAAAAAATCATTGTATGGGGATAACACAATGGATAAACAGACATTAGAATATCGTAAAAAGCAGTTGGGGCAGGTAGAGCGGTTAGTAGAATTAAAGGGTTTAATATATCCCAAAGAAATGTGTATCCGTGCCTCAATAGGCAAAACTACTAATTGGCTTGACATCACAGAAAAAGAGCTTGCAATGATTATAACAATACTAACAACCGATACGGAGGAATAACATGCCCAAAATAAGATACATAAAAATGTACAATTTTGTGTGGAAACCTGCAATTTTAAAATCCATCGGATGGGGTAGAACTATTGGCGACCATAAATCAATTATAATATTAATGTATGATTACCAATCATAAAAAAGGGGAAATTGATGAAATTCTTGAGAGGTATAATATGTTTGATACAAAAGGAAACAAATTAACAATTAATGAAAACGGAGAATATTCAGGTATTCCCGAAAAATGTATTGAATGTCATTGTTCGCAAAATGAGAATTATAAGGACTTTTCCTGCAAATCAATTCATATATGCGAGCAATGTGGCACAGAATATTACCTATATTTTTAGGAGGAAGAAAAAATGACAAAAAACACTAAACTTGGAATGGTAAAGCAATTTTGTATTAAACAAAGAGAACAAGAACTTTTTGCATTGGAAGATTATACCAACAAAGCGCTTCATAATAATGATGATATAACACAGGGGCATATTGACGCATACGAAAACGTGCTTGATGAAATACAGCATATTGAAAAAAACTATTAACAAAAAAGGAGATTGGCAAAATGTCATTAAATTCAATCAGGAAATTAGAAGAACTCGGTTTCATAAACAATGATACCAAATATGTGGAAGATTGTCAAGGGAAATGTAGTCATTGTGGTGGTGATAATGTTGAATTTGACGATAGTGGTGTAGATGATAATTGGTATTGGTATCATATTACTTGTAATGATTGTGGCAAGGAAAGTAAGGAATGGTATAGAATAGAATATCACGATACCGAAAAAATGTAATTGAAAGGATTGGTAAATGACAGGAACTAAAACAGAAATACTTAAAAGATTACAAAACGAATTGCCGGATGATAAACTAATTATGGCAACTTACTGGACAGAAGATGATATTATTAAAGAAGCCGAATATTGCTTTAATGTAAGTTTGCGGTTTATAAGAGAACATATTGAGACCATTCTCAACAAATTACACAAACAAATATCTACAAACGATGAGGTAATAAACGTTATTGATGATGTATGGAACGGGAGTAATTAATATAAGGGGAAAACTATAATGCAAGACCCAAAACCAACAAAACCAGAAATGGAAACCGATTTTTTAGCAGAAGATTTGTTAGCTGATTTTGAATATCAGGATAATGCAATAAACCAAATTGATTTACCTGATAGATTATGGTGTGAAGAAATAATTGATAATATTTGAAAGGGAATGGTTTTATAAAAAAATACCAAATAATATATACTGACCCCAATAGTATCTTGACAAACATAATAGTATATGGTATATTACCATAAAGAGGAGAATATACTATGAATTTGTCAAAAGAATTACAAATTGGAAAAGCGGGTGAGCATTTAGTTTGTTGTGATTTAATTTTTCAAGGGATTAGTGCTTTTTTGGCAGATGCAGGATTGCCATATGATGTATTAATTGATAAAGGTAATGGCATAATGAGGATTCAGGTAAAAACATCAATGCACAAGTCTGACTATGGGAAAAGTAAAAATGTGTATAGATTTTCATTGCGAACCGGCAAAAAGGCTAATAGAACTATAAGAGCAAACAAAATCGACTTTGTAGCATTTGTTTTTTTAGATAAGAGAATAGTGCAATATTTACCAGTGGCTAAAATTACGACAATTGATGGTAATTTGAAACAATGTATTGATTTTAGGGAAAGTGGGAAAACAAAATATGTCATCGGAAAATTCAACAAAATCTAAAAAGTATAAAATAATTTTGGCAGACCCGCCGTGGCATTTTTCAAGTAAAGAATTGCAAAAATATAATGGGGTTAGATTTACACCTTTAGATAAATATTATCCTACACAAAACAAAGATTGGATAAAGAAATTGCCTGTTAAAAATATAGCAGATGACGATTGTGCATTGTTTCTTTGGACTACAGACGCTCATTTAAAGGAAGCAATCAATACGATTGAAACGTGGGGGTTTAAATATATTACGGTGGCTTTTATATGGGAAAAACTTACGGTTAATGGTAAAAATATTGCGACTCTTGGTGCGTGGACAATGAAGAATTGTGAATTATGTCTATTGGGAACGAGGGGTTCAATGCTTAAATATAAAAAAGTAAATAATATTTATCAATTAGTTGGTGCAATAAGGAAAAAACATTCTCAAAAACCAAAACAAGTTCGTAAAAATATAGAATTATTATTTGGTGATTTACCTCGTATTGAACTATTTGCTCGTCAGAAAACAGAGGGTTGGGATGTATGGGGTAATGAGGTTGATGGTGATATTGATTTGAACGATAATATTTGAAAGGGGATATATATGCAATTAGACATTTTTGCAACAGGTGGTAACAAGACACCAAATAGTAAAATACTAAAAGGCAAAACATTGGCAAGCAAAAAGCCAAAAGCTAAAATTGAAAACGGCGATAAGGATGAATTTAGGAAATTTGAGAAACGGCTATTGAAAAATGGATACACGAAAAAGAAATTCAGAAAGAATGGCTATGTTGTTGTAAGATATAAGAATGCGAACAAGTAAAAATAATGCTTGCTTTGTTTTGTGAAATGTAGTATATTATAGCTGTTTGCATTATGGAATAATAATTTTAAAACAGGAGATACCAAAAAATGAATAATGAATTTGAAATCTATGCCAAGGATTTTTTGCCAAACACGCAAACTAAATTGCTGGAATTTTTGGGACTTGAATCTCCTGAAGATGGAAATTATGATATATTCCCGATAATCGCTATCCCAAAACCAGAGGAATTATAGAACTAAAATGTATGAATTTACAGAACAAATGAGAGAAATAAGCGGTTTTGGGGGTGGTTATGAACAAACTTGTCGCAATATGCTAAAAGCAGGATTGAAATGGTGGGATAAAAACCCAGAAGTCAAGCCAGAATTTCATAGCTATAAAAATATTTATGGTGTTATTTCAGAAGATAATGAGGATGCGAAAGCATTATCAGAAGTAATTACCCAACCGCCTCATGATGATTGTACCGGGCTATGCACCAAGCTGTTATTATGGCAATACTATGGATAAAGAAAAATGGTTGGGATAATTATGTCAAAGAAATGTCAAAAACAGCGGATGTGGTTATTGATGAGGAATAACAATGTGGGCTGTGGCGGAATGTAAAGACGCTAACAAGGAGCAGAGATTGACAATAGATGTGGCTTCATACACCACATCGGGTGCCCATAACTTCAATTATGCAGGTTTAAATCCTGCCAGCCCACATAATTAAAAGGAAAATATAATGGCACGGAATGATGAAACCAAAGAAAAAATATTAGAACATATTAATAAAGAAGAAATTGCAAGGGCAAAGGTTGGAATAATTGCATTAATTGATGAAGCAACAAGTTATCAAAATGTTAGACCGAATAATGATTTAAGAAAAATCTATAAAAAACTAAAAGGGGGAAAACCAGTATAACAATATTCCAATCAACGAATTAATTTGCTTTTTGGTTAGCGATTCATTATATTAGCAAACGGCATACAGGAAAATGCCAAGCAAGTAATTACAAAAATCTAAAAACTTTTAACCACACAGTATTATATAGTTTTACTAAATATTTCCTATATTGCTTGCTTGCCATAAAATAATATGAAAGGAGAAACGATGTTAATTATTAGTATTTTAGTTGTGTTAATTATTGTTGGTATTATTATTGATAAATATACATATAATAATATTGGCGAACCAGTAGCTGTTATTAGCGGTGTTGTTTTGGTGTTTATACTTATTCCTTTCCCACCGGTTTTTTATGGTACAAAATCTGAAATAATGCAATTTAAATCCATAAAAATAACAGTACAAAATGCAAGGAATAATGGTGTTAATATAGAAAATGCTGCAATACAGCAAAAAATAATAGATGCGAATAAATGGCTTGCGAATTATCAATATTGGAATAATACAATATTTGATATATATATTCCCGATGAAATTATGGAATTAGAACCATTGGAATAAGGAATAAAATAATAAATGCCAAAAAATCCAATTAATGATTCGATTACGGTTACACCGTCCGAACTTTTAGAGATACTTTATTACTACATAAAAAACAAACAGCCAGTTTTAATTAAGGGGGCGCCTGGTATTGGTAAAACCGATATTGTAAAACAAATAGGTAAAAAACTAAATGCCAATGTTTTAATATCACATCCTGTTGTTTCTGACCCCACAGATTATAAGGGAATGCCTGCAATAGTAAACGATAGGGCAGAATTTTTACCGTTTGGTGATTTACGAGCGCTGATAGAAGCTGATAAACTAACGATTGCGTTTTTAGACGATGTGGGTCAAGCGCCGGCAGTAGTTCAAGCCAGTTTAATGCATTTGTTGCTTTCCCGTGCTATTAATGGCAAGGCAATATCAGACCATGTTACATTTATAGCTGCGACTAATCGTAAGCAGGATAAGGCGGGCGTATCAGGAATATTAGAGCCTGTCAAAAGTCGATTTGCTACCATACTTGAACTTGAACCAGACCTTACCGATTGGTGTTGTTGGGCTATTAAAAATAAAATGCCGTTCCAGTTGATAGCATTTATACGATTTAAACCAAGCTTTTTGATGGATTTCAAGCCAAGTATGGATATAACTAATTCGTCATGTCCACGAACTATTGCTAATGTCGGGTATGCTATGAATGGCGGATTGCCAGAATCGTGTTATTATCCATCTTTTTGTGGCAGTGCAGGACAGGGGTTTGCAACTGAGTTTATTGCATTTTTAAAGTTGATGAACAATTTGCCTGATATTGATGAGGCAATAGCTAATCCAGAGAAGGCGGTTATACCAGCTATTGATAAGATAGATATATTGCATGCTTACTCAAGTGCGTTGGCGCAAAGGACGACAGAGAAAAATATTGACAAAGTAATGAAGTTGATTTTCAAAATTCCCCCAGAATTTGCTATATTACCTATAAAAAATATTCTTGAAAGAAAAAGGGATTTGTTCGATAATAAAATGGTAATCGATTGGATTGACAGAAATAGTGGTATTGCTTTATAAGAGGGGGTGAAGATATTTTTAAATATAGGCATAAATAATCTTGACTTTTATTCACTCAAGTATTATATTGATGTTGTTGAAGTTGTCGGATTTTTCTTTTTGACAATAATTACGGCGGGGATTTCTGGTTATTGGTTTAATCCGGTAACTTCAACACAGAATGAACCGCCTTTTTTATTTTGAGGAAAGAAACAATGAAACCATCACACAATGAATATCTATTTATTGACCTTATAAATCAGGGTTATTTGGAAATTGATAACGAAAATAAGGTTTGGCGTTTAGCAAGAAGATATAAAAGTCAATTTGCAGAAATTCCCTTTATCTCAATTAAAAAGAGGCGTATGGAATATAAAAACGAATATGGGTATTTATGCTTAAGTGGAAAAATTAATGGCAAACAAGTTAATTGTTTTGCTTATCGTGTTGTTTGGGTTTATTTCAATGGTGAAATCCCCGATAATTTGCAAATAAATCATATTAACGGCATTAAGACCGATAATCGACTTAAGAATTTGGAAATAGTTACACAATTAGAAAACGAAAAGCATGCATTTAAAATTGGATTAAAACCTAATGGCGAAAAACATGGGCGAGCAAAATTAACAAATGAAAAGGTTAGGGAAATTCGTAACCGTTATAAAAAAGGTGAATTACAAAGAAAAATAGCTAAAGATTTTAATATTAGTCGTCAACATATAAGTAATATTGTCAACAGAAAACAATGGACGCATATAGAATAATAAAATCAAAAAGGGATATTCTATCTTCAAATTAAACAGGGGATTAATTATGAAAACTACGCAGAAA